TAGAAGATTTTGAGCCATATACAAAATCTCAAAGAAATATGCTTAAAATTTTAGTTGGCTTAAGTGTAGACAATGTAGCTAAGGCTAGTTGTACATTTTTAATGAAAAATGCTAATCTTTCTCGCCCAGCTATATATCTTAATTTAAAAAAATTTGAAAAAGAAGGATTTATTACACGTGTAAAAAAGACTGGTAGTAAACAGGATTCATTCCAACTAAACTTAGAAAAACTAGACTACATCTTACAGTTATATCAGAATAAAAAAGCAATGGAGAATGATTGATGAGTTGGATTATTTTTATAATTGCTATAATTTGCGTATATTATGTTATAACAATAGTTTCAGCAATAGATCGATCAATTGTACGCCTACAAAATGCTGTTAATTTATTAAATGAAAGAGTAAAAAAATTGGAAAAAGATGATTTTTATACATGGAATCCTTATTCAGATAAATAACTAACGCTTTAATATAAGTCCTACCTTTTCTTTTACACAAATCATAAATATTTACTTCATTTGCAATTAAGCTTAACTGTATCATTTTGTCTACAGATTTAAATAATTGAATAAAGTATTATAATAAAAACTAAAAATAATACTAGACAAAGATAATAACTTAAACTATACTCCCCTATAAGTAACCCACGAACATATGCTTTTAGGCATAAAAAAAGAGCCTAAGCCGTAAGACCTAAGCTCTTCTTCTTGGGTTACCAGCTAGCGGTTTTCTTCACACGATAACCGCTAGCCAATATAACACATTTCATTTTAATTGGAGGCAATAAAATGAATTTACAGATTACAAACAATAACAGCAAAGCACAAGAGACTTTTTTAAAACAACTAGAGGGATTAGCTCTTGCCCGTGATATTTTAACCGCTAACAATTTGAATAAAACTGCGGAATGTGATACAATAACTTACAAATCTACTTCTTGCGAGTTATCAATGACAAATAAAGTAATAATGCCTAAAGAGGCATTGCAACTGCTTTCTAATCTAGAAGCTTTAAAAGAAGCTGGCAAAGTTTATTTTCAAAGAAATAATAAAAAAGCCTTACCTGATCATATTTCAGAAATTCCTAAATTCCATGAATCTAAAGAGGATGCAGTAGAGTTATCTGATTCCACTAAAGAAACTTTTACAAGAATTGGAGATAGAGCCAGAAAAGCTTTTATTAAAGAACAGATGGCAAGGGCAGATAAGTATAACATTCCTTATAATTGTTACAATGTTAATTTTTTAGAGCTAAGCTACAAGATAGATCATTACGAGATGCTACTTGAGGAGGCAAAAGACCTTGGAATTTACTGGGAAATATCTGACTACGACCCTGTTGCTCTAGAACAGGAAATAGAAAGCTATAAGGAAAACGAGCGCAAAAGCAGAGACCTTATGTATAGCGATTATATGTATTCAAGAAAAGTAGCCGTATAGAGTTATTAACTTATTAAATTATAACTTTATATAAAGATTAAATTACATAATTATAAAAATATATAATTATTTATATGAACAAGCAAGAATGGTTAAGAGAGCGTAAGAATTATTTGGGTGGCACTGATTTAGCTGCTATTTGCGGTCTTAATCCTTATAGGACTGCTCTTGACGTATATCTTGATAAAACCAGTGATGATATTAGTGAAGAGACTAACGCTGCAATGCGGTGGGGCAACCTTTTAGAAGATGTGGTTGCTAAAGCTTATAGTGAGGATACTGGCTATGACGTGGAAATAGAGCCAAACACAATATATCACCCTGAACATAAATTTTTAGCAGCTAATATTGATAGGTGGGTGGGTAATAAAGAATTTGTTTTAGAATGTAAAACAGCAGGTTTTACCAAAGTCAAAGAATGGGGAGACTCAGGCACTGACCAAATCCCTGAGTCATATCTGATACAAGTAGCTTACTACGGCGCTATCTGTGATGTTCCTAAAGTTGATATAGCAGTTTTAATCGGTGGTCAAGATTTTAGAATCTATACTTACAATAGAAATAAAGATTTAGAGGATAAAATAATCAAAATAGGCATTAATTTTTGGCATAACCATATAGAAAAAAGGATACCGCCTAAATGTGTTAATACTAGAGATACGTTTAATTTATTTCCACAAAGCAATAATAAGGAAATATTAGCTCAAAATGATATAATTGCAAAACTTGAAGAATTAAAAATAGCAAAAATGTCAGAAGAGCAAATACAAAAAACCATTGAGAAATTAAAAATCGAAATTCAAGAATTTATGCGGGATTACGATGTACTTATAGATAATAACGGCAATGTAATAGCTACATGGAAAAATACAGCTCCAAGGTCATGCTTTGATCTCAAGAGATTTAAGGAAGAGGCAAAGGAAATGTATCTGAAATATGCCAATGTCGCAAAGCAATCAAGAGTATTTTTAATTAAGTAAGGTAGAAAATGAGCAAAGTAAATGAATATATTGATTATTCAGTTGATAGTATAATAGATGAATTAATAGGTAGACTAACACTAACTATGGTCATTAATAAGAATAATACAAGCGCTGAACATGAATGGATATGTTTTAGTAATCGTTTAGAACTAATCAAAAGTACAGTAAGAGAAAAATTAGAAAAGATGGAGTATTTTAAATGAGCAATATAGCAACCGTAAACACATCAATAAATATGTTTGATGCAATGGATAAAGCATATAAATTCGCTTGTATTATGGCTAAGTCTGATATTGTACCAAGCCATTATAGGGGTAAACCAGAAAACACTTTTATTGCCGTCCAAACTGCTTATAGAATGAATTTAGACCCAATGCAAATAATGCAGAATACTTATGTTGTTAGCGGCAAACTTGGAATGGTTAGTAGCTTTGCAATATCTCTAGCTAATGGTAGTGGCTTATTTGATAGTGGTATACGTTATAGGATTGAGGGAAATGGTGAAGATTTAAAGGTTACTGCTTATACTAACCTAAAGAAAACTGGCGAAGAAATATCCTATACTATTACTATGAAAGAAGCCATCGCTGAAAACTGGACTAAGAACCCTAAATACAGGACTTTACCAGAGCTGATGTTAAGGTATAGAGCGGCAACTTTACTTATCAGGACACATGCTCCAGAGGTTCTAAACGGTATGCACATGGTTGAAGAGATAGAGGATGTTGTAATGGCTACTAAAGATGTAACGCCTAAAGCTCAAGTGGTAAGTAACAAACTAGATAGCGTATTATCTTATCAAGAGGAAGAAGCTGATAAACCTGAACCAAACGAAACTTTAGCTGAATTAATAGAACTTATTAAATTGCATAATATATCAACCGAAGTAATAAATAAATGGTGCAGTAAAGCAGGAGTAGAAAGCATTGCCGATTTAGAAGAAGAAAAACAACTAGCCTGTATAGAATATATCAATAAGCAATATAATTATACGCAGGATATAGAAGCGGTTTAAACAGGATTTATATGAAAAAACTATTTTTAATTAATTTCTTGTTAGCGATATCAACGTCAATGGGAATGACTTTATTACCGATTGTTGCTACGGAATCGTTAGGTATTTCCTTATTTGTATTAGGAATAATTGAGGGAGTAACAGAGTTTTTTTCAAACGCGTTGCGTTTAATAAACGGCAATTTATTTGATCGTATTACAAACAAGAAACTCCTGTTTGTGACTTCCGTAGGAGCGGCTTTTTTCTCAAAGTCATTATTACTTGTGTTCTTAAATAAGTATTCAATTCTAGCTTCAAAAATGATTGAAAGATTAGCAAACGGAGCTTTTGCAAGCCCAAGAGATGCTTATGTAACAACTAACGCAAAAAGAAAAGGGTTAACTCTAGGAATGCTAAGTTCTTCAAAAACACTAGGTTGCGTAATAGGCACTTTTATTGTTAGTTTGTCCGTTGTTTTTTTTGGATCGGTAACAAATAATATTTTTTTATTAATATTAATCACTTGCATAATTACTTTGATTGCCATGATCATATCATGCTATATAAAAAGTCCTGTAGAATCTAAAAAAACAGTATTTGATTTTAAAAATGTAAAACAATTGTTAATAGAATTATTTCCTATTTATTCTATATCATTTGTATTCTTTTTGGCACGTTTTAATGATAGTGTTTTAATGATGTTTTTAAAAAGCCAAGGATTTCCAGAGTGGTTTTATTTATCAACTATATCATTCTTCAACATAGCAATGTTAATTTCCTCTCCAATTCTAGGAATATTAATAGATAATAATTATAAAAATATAGTATTGTTTGGAACTGTTATTTCATTAATATTATTTAATATAATTTTTTATAATATCAATGCTTTTCCATGGACGTTTGCTTGTTTAGGACTTATTTTTTGGGGAGTGCAAAGAACAGGAGCTCAAATAATTTTTTCTTATTTAGTAACTCAAAAAATATTAAAAACCTTGAATGGAACATCTATTGGAATACTTGCTATAATTAATGCTTTTGGTAACTTAATTTCATCTTCTATAAGTGGATATTTTATGCAGGATTCATTTTTTGATGTGTTTATAGGTACTGGATTAATTGCTTCAACAGCATTAGTTTTAGCTATGATCTATGCAATAAAAACATCTGAATCATAAAATAAAGGAGGTAAAAATGATTAAGGCTAAAATTTCCGTTACTATAATAACGTGCATGTTAACTATTTGCAGTTGTACATGTTGCATGCCTGACGTATCGGAAGAAGAAAGAAATAGGTTAACAAAACAAGAAGTTAAAATAAGTTCAAAATAATTAACATTTAAGTTCTCATAAAGCTATAAATATGCTATACTTACAAGGTATTTAACGATACAGAATCTTGCGAGTATTGATATTGATATTTTATCAACCTAGGGGATAGCAACATCCTCTAGTGTCTTTTTATTCAATTTTATAATTTTTTAAAAAATCTCGCAGTTTATTAACTATAAAAAGCGTGATTCATGAAAGAATTATTAAAAACTATTATCTGTAGCAGATGTTTTGTTATCTGTGTTAGTTTAATTATTGGTTGGATATCAGCTTTTTTTTGGTATCAAGACAACCCTATTGAAGAAACCTCAGAAAAAGTCATAGAAGAACAAACAGGCATAAAAATTGACTTAACTCCACAAACTCCTGAAAAAACAGAATCATCCATTATGGAATGGAGAGATTTTAAATGAAAGTATCTGAAAAAGGACTTGATCTAATCAAACAATTTGAGGGGTTCAAGGATTATGTTTATATATGCCCTGCTGGGTTGCCTACTATAGGTTATGGTCATGTTATAGATTCCAAATTAATTGCTTTGACAAAAGCCGCTCCTCGCATGACTAGAGAGAAAGCTGAACAATTACTTAAAAACGATGTTAAAGAAGCAGAGAACGCTATAAATTCATCCGTAAAAGTAAACATAAGTCAAGGTCAATTTGATGCTCTGGTGAGCCTTATATATAACTGGGGAGCATATAATTTTAAAATAAGTAAAGGACTCCAAAAATTAAATGCTGGAGATTATAGCGGAGCAGCTGACGAATTTTTTAGCAAAGAACGAGGGGTTGTAAAAATAAAAAAAGAGTTTTCTATTGGGTTATACAGAAGAAGACAGGCGGAGTTAGCATTATGGCAATCTTAAGACATAAATTTAGAGCTAAACCTTGTGAAGCAGATGGAATTAAATTTGCTTCAAAAAAAGAGCATAAAAGATATCAGCAACTTAAAATATTACAGGCAAGTGGTGAAATCCTATTTTTTTTAAGACAAGTACCTTTTCATCTACAAGCTAATGTTAAATATGTCTGTGATTTCCTTGTATTTTGGACAAATGGAGAAGTTACTATTGAAGATGTTAAGGGAGTAAAAACAGATATGTATATTGTCAAAAAGAAAATGGTAGAAGCAACCTACCCTATTACAATTACGGAGATTTAAAATGAATAAATTAAAAATACTTGTTGGGATTTTTTTTATAGCGACTAGTTTATTAATTGCTTGCGATGATTTTTTATCGCCTACTACTGAAATATTTAATAAAATAGAAACCCCAACTACTGTAGAACAAGAACAGAATAAATCTAAGAAAAAAGAGCAAAAACAGGAAAATAACAGTAATCAGGAATTTATTAAACAAGTTTAAAATGTTTGTCATTACTTATTTTAAAGAAATCTTACTTGCAATTGGGGCTTTTTTCGCTGTTTACCTTTTAAAAAAAAATAAAGCATTAACTTTAGATAATCAAATACTTAAAGAAAATAGCATTGAACAAGATAAAGTAATTAATATTCAACAAAAGGTATTAGATGTTAGCGAAAACGTTAAGCCTACTGATCTTGATGTTAATCTTGAGCGGTTGTCAAACAAAACAAAATAAACTACCAAAACTCAATTTACCAGATATGCCGTTAATGAACAGAGGCGCAGTAGAAGAAATAAAACGGGTATGTATACCCCGCAAGGCTTGTGATAATTTTAACAATTGGTTAAATGATATTTATGCTTTTAGAATCAAATATAATGTTTATAAAGAGGAGCTAAAAAAATGAAATGGTTAGAAAAACTTTTGGAGCTATTTACTAGCCAAAGCTCTTTTTTAAAAAACATTTTTATATTACTAGTAATTACTAGATTGATGTTTCTAGAAAACAATCAGCTTGCCTTAATCGCTGAAATAATTGGCGGTTTAGTCTTTCTTATGGCAAAAGAGCCAAATAATAATCAAGATAGTTAAGTCATTATTTATAATGACCTTTACAGGAATGAATTATTACTATCTGCTCTTCTTCTAGTACTGTGTAAATTAATCGATGTTCTTTATTAACCCTCCGGGACCAATACCCAGATAACTCATACTTTAAAGCTTCTGGTTTTCCTAGCCCTAGGTATGGCGTCTCTTGTGTATTTTTAATTAAAGTAGTTAATTTAAGATAGACTTTAAGATTTCTTTTTTGCCAATAAGCTATATCAAACTCAGCTTTGTGCTCAAAAATTACCTTCACTAAAAACCTTCTATTCTAACACAAGAATTAATATAGGCTTTTTTGTCTGTCTTTAATAAATGTATTTGCTCTATTAAGTGACTTGTAATATCCTCTGATGGTTCTCCGCAGTCATATTCCATCCACCATCTATCTTCTGCATCAACAATTGTTTGAAGATCAGAATTTGATACATCTAAATCTTTGATAGTAAACTCTCTAGTAAAATCATTTTTTATATCTGAGTAATCTAAAGTTTTATCAATGCTATTAAAAGCTTTTTGCCATGATATATGTTTATGACTAAGATTACGAAGATATGATGCTGTATGTTCGCCATATACAGTATACACCTTGTAAATCAAACGTTTTGTTGTTTCATCATATATATGAAAATCCATTTCTGGAGGATTCGGGATAGAATTTTTATCAAATATTTTAAATGTGCTATAAACGCTACTAGTAACTGGTCCGTGATCCCATGCTTTTAGAGGTTCGTTAAATAGTAATTTATTGGTTAAAGCTAAGGCAGTACCTTGGGCAAAATAAAGAAGTTTTTGTAATTTCAAATGGGTAATAGAGTCTCCCTCTTCCCTATCAACAAGAATAAGAAAATAATTTGCGATATCAATTGCTGATAATTTGCTCATTTTTACCTCCATAATACCTATAGCTTATACTAGATTATCTAAAAATCATAACGAAATTTAAAATATCCACATTTTTTGTAGATAAGTATGTGGGTAACTCTTATCAACCTTATAAGGCATAATAGGTTCTTTTAGTTTGCTTAAAGATTAAGCTTTTTTTATAATACGCAAGTCGTGTGAAAACTTTATAATAGTTTTTGCACGTGTTCTTTTTAAAAATCTTAAGTTTTATTATTGTTTATATAATCAAGCAAAGGTTATTTAAAGAAAAAATAAAAATACAGCATATTATCTATATCCTAATACTTACTCTGTGGACTAGACCAATATTGCAGCAATCCTTAGAAAGACAGGAGCTTGCAGCGTTTTTAGATAAGATTATAGATTATATTATGATGCTATTGATTATTTTTATTTAATTAGCTTCAATAAAATTTCTGATGTATTTATTATTATACATATCTTCAATAGTTTTATTAAATGCAGGTGCTTTTTTCTCTGGTTCTTTAGGTGCTATTTGCGGCTTTGACTTTTCTTCATTTCCTTGTTCAAGTTTTTGCGCCTCTCTTAAAACAGTAACAGGAGTATAACCTGTAATCTGTTTCATTCTTTTGCCAAATTCTACAGCATTAATATTAACAGGAGTTTCTGCAAATTTAATAGCTAAATCCAATGTTTTCTTATCAGTTAATAAATGAGCAAGACCAGAACCACCAATTACTGCTAATGCCGTCTTTTCTGGAGCAACTACCGCAGATGCACCAGTTAATATTGATATAAGATCAAAAGTTTTCTGAGTTACAGCAGTCCCTGATGGATTCGGGATATTTTTATTTTTAATTGCCATCGCACGAGCAACTTTGCTAAGCTTGTCTAAACGATCAAAGGTTTCTGGATTAGTTATTTTCTGTAATCTAGCTCTATTCTGTTCATCATTAAGTATTTTTGACAAACTATTATAGGGCATCTCACCAGTA